GCACCCTTAACCAATTGTGATTTGGTCATGTCACGGACTTGTTTGTCCTCTAATGCATCATTAATTTCTTTTTCAGTGGACAACATACCAAGAGAGTCTAACACAAACATACAGGGTTTGCGATCCTCTATTTTGGTCTTAAGATATATATCAACTGCTTTAAGTGCCTTGCTTCTAAACTGCTGTATAGTTACTACATTGACAACAACGAACCTTTCTAAATCAATTCCCCTAGATACAAGTAATGATTTATTAACGGCAGCCTCAGTATCAAAATAGAGACAATAGCCATCGGGATTACTATCAAGGAAATTCTTGACAACAGCGAGAGAGAAAAAAGTTTTCCCTGTACTACTTTCACCAGCAATAGCGGTAATCTTGTTGCTAGATACACCACCAAATATGCTACCTGAAACGAGTCCGTTAAAAATGAACGAACCCGTGTCCACATAGTTTTCATTATCTTGAATATCGGATGCGAGTTTGGTGTAGTCATCACCAATCTCCTTTACAATGTCTTTCAAAAAATCCATAATTAGTCTTCATGTTTGTGTTCAAGTTTACCAGACATCTTATATGCCTCTTTGTTTCCACCATGACCATGTGCAATACCTAGTTCATGCATCTTAGAATGTTCATCTATCTGATCTCTTAGGTTCTTCTTACCTGCTCCAAAGGTCAGGTAGATACCGTACACCAGAAAACCTAGAAGAACTAGAACAAAGAAAAAAATGAATCCTTGGTCTGGTGTTAGATTGAAGTGAGGGATAATAGCATCAGGTTGCTTCTCCCATGTGCCAGGTAAACTATACACTGATGGTTTTGATAAAAAAATCATAGTACTTCTTTAAGTAATTGTTTTCCAGAGTTAGCTTCTCTAGTTTCTTTAACTAATTTTAGTTTTTGAAATAATGAAGTGTCACCACCTAAGTGCAGAGCACTTATGATTGTGGAAAGTTCTTTGTCGTTAATAGGTAATTCCATTTAAGTAAAAAATGAGTCTAGAGTTGCAATCCTTTCAACCTTCCAACCAATAGAATCCAATATGATTCTAAGAGGTTCAAGGAAACTCTTAGAGAATTGTAAGTCATGATCGACATATTTGTCAATCCCTAACTCTTTGGGGAAGTCTTGTATAAACGAGATTACATTCTCATGAATGTTATTGGGTTTTTTTAGGTAGCAGAATTTAATCTTTTCACCATTACTAATTAACGAATACTTGTTCGTCAACTTATTCTCCTTGATATAGTGATTGAAGAGTAGAGCACCCCGAACATGTATCGGTGTACCTTTACTATAAATCATGCTTGCCGATTTATATTTATTGACATCTGATACTGATCTAGGAAATGCAATTTCCTCAGGTGGGAGATTCCTGAATTTCTTACGACTAGCAGCAATAAAATCAATAACCTCATCCTCTGTACCATTCATCATCAGCTTCAAAGCATCCTTAATCATCTGGCGACAAGGTGCAGGTGTAGAAGACTTAACTGCTTCTATACCCATCATCTTCAACTTAGGTTCATTGTATTGAACCCCTTCACTGTTCCATACATTTAAGATATATCTCTTCTTAGCAGTCCATATACCCCTCTCTGCGATGTTCTCCCTTTTCATAAACATCTTTTGATCATAAGCACTAACATACTCTGCTAGTTCTTTATAGGACTGATCGATGAAGGGTTCAAATTTCTCCTCACAAATTGTATCAAGAAACGAGACAATCTTCTCAGCATCCTTCTCTCTATCCTTGTAGACAACATCGACAAGAGGACCAAGGTTAAGGTAGATAGAATCAGTATCACTAGCAATAACATAATCTGTATCCTCCGTTTTAAGTATCTTGTTTAAGTAGTTATTCATCTTATTCTCTATCCATCGGATACTAACCTGACCTGATAGAGTAATAGCTTCAGCATTTGCTAGTTTATAATACCTGAAGTACTGATTGCCGATAGCACCATAAGCAGAGTTAAGAGATATCTTCTTCGCCATTTGTATGTTGTTGCACCTTGCAATTTCTTTAACAAGATCTTGCGTTGGTGTCTTCTCGTATTTCTTCTTGGCATCGATCATCCTCCTCTTAAAAATAACACGCTCGTTATACATCTTCTCCATTAACTCAGGAAGAAAACCACGAACATCTTTTCTATACTGTGCTCCATTAGCACATACAGCATACTTACCATCTACCTCAGTCTCTTGATTTAAGATCCTTTCAACGCTCGCACTGGGACATCTAGTCTCCCTGAGGGTCTCTGGGGAAATATTGTACTGCATAATAAGGTGAGGATACAGACTATTGAGGTCAAAACTAACAACCCAATCATACTTTCCTGGAATCGGTTCTTTGACATAGGCTCCTGCGTATTTTTCATCTTTATCAGACCTCTCCTTAGGGGGAATAACAATGTTTCTTTTCTTGAGATAATTGTAGATGATGGTATCCCACATCCGAACCTGATAGAATACATCTGCATAGTTAACCTTAGCATCATATGCCATAGTCAAAGCAAGTTCAATCAGTTTCATCTTGTCTTCCAGTCGGTCAACAAGTTCCACATCAATTATATTATATTCTACAAATTTTTGCCACCCATGTGTATAGAAATCCTTAAAGGTTTCAAACTCTGAGTGGTCTAACTTCTTTTGTCCTAATTCTACCTGTGCAATATAATCTAATCGATAAGACTCTTGTGCCTTATAAGTAAACTTCTTATAAAGATCAAGGTAATCTAGTTGAGTGATGCCACCTATGTCATAGGTTTGATACTGGCGACCTTTAATAAAAAGTTCTTTAGGAGAACACAATCCCCAAGGAGATAATCTTCTCATCAATTTTTCACCAAGAACTCTATCAAGTCTCTTGGCAATATATGGTATATCAAATAGCTGTATGTTCCATCCAGTAACAATATCTGGAGTGTTATCTATCCACCATTGAATAAAACTACTTAATAGATCATGCTCATTATTAAATTGTATGTAACGAACATTCTCCTGCTTATTTTTAAATGGGGCAACACCCCAAGTTATAATCTCCTTAGTATTATAATCCTGCATAGAGATTAATAATATCTCTTGATCTGCTGCAGCAACATCAGGGAAACCATTCTCAGATCTAGTCTCAATATCAATAGTATAGAGACGAATCTTGCTTATATCAAACTTGATTTCATCCTCTGGATACTTGTCTGAGATATATTGATAGATGAATCTATCCTGCCCATACACATTAAAATTATCTACATATTCGTATTGCTTAATAAAATCTCTACTCTCTCTAACTGTACCAGGTTTTATCTTCTCTACATACTCACCCTCAAGGGTCATGTACTTAGTCTTTTTCTTTGATGATACAAATAGTGTTGGATCATATTTCTCACGAGTTTGAAAATACTCGCCATTATCGTACCCCCGAACGAGAAACTTGTCCCCGATCATTTGTACATTTGTGTAGAATTTCAATCGTTAACAACCTCGTTATATGCGTCCAACAAGTCTTTTGCTGGATCTACTATAGTCAGTATAGCATCAGATGAGATCATACATTTGTTATCTTGTGTCACTCCTTTAGCTGGCCACCTTTGCAACCTTTCTTTCCAATCTTTATCCTCATCTATTTTAAACTCAACTGGATCTGTAAGTTCGCAATCGGGTTCACCAACTTCTGCACCAACTTCTCTAATCTTAGTAATTAGTACCTTAGAATCATTTTTTAAAACAAGAACTTTAATCATTAGATTCTCCTTCCATTTGTTAGGTCTTCGTACATTGAAACTAAATCAGAAACTGGATCAAATACAGTAGTAACTGTATTGGGACTTATAAGAAACTGGTCATCATTTGAAATCTCTAACCAAGTTTTTAAAGCTACCTTTTTAACTTCAGATTTAGTTGACTCATTATCTTCCATTAAAGTCATTTCAGATTGATAAACAATTTCAAAAGGCATGATCATCAAAAAACTTTTTGACTCACCATCAGTAACTTCTTTTATATCAGCAAGAAGTTGAGTACCGTCAGATAATATAGCAACTTTAATCGACATTTTTTAGTATGTATAAAATAAAAAAGACCATCTGCCCCACTCATCGAGTTGCATCTTAGGTCTAAAAGAGGGGTGGGAGGTTGGGTTTCTGTATTACCAACAAGAGCGAGGCATTACTACAGTAAGTAAGATTTCACTCTGCCTGAGACCCGACTGGTAAGTCGATTCTGGAGACTCTCTCCAGCAGCACCACCTGTGTCTCGTCACCTTAACCAGCTATATGCCAGAAAGTTTATTCAGTCACTCCCCGTTGAAACCGTCGCCTCAACAATTATATTATACATTAAAAAAGGGGGTATGTAAACCCCCTTGTGTTAGATCCAGTTTTTACGCTGGTGATGGTCTGGAACTACCTTGCCAAGTGTGACAGTTAGTAATCCGTCCTCAAAGTTTACTTCTTTGACGATGGTATCATCAGCGATAGTCCATGATCTATTAAAGGATCTTTGTGCGATTCCTTTATATGCATATTCTGTATCTTCTTTAGTTTCTTTCTTACTCTCTACAACCAGTTTACCATACTCAGTGTAGACTTTAACCTCATCCTTTTTAAATCCTGCTAGAGCAATCTCTAGTCTAGATTCTGTGTTGCTCAGATTGATGAGATTATAAGGTGGGTAATTATTAGTTGGATTTTGTTGATCAAAGAATCTTTCAAAATAATTATCAAGTCCTATGCTGTTCTTAGTGATCCTATCCATAAGATCAGGTAAATTTTCAGCATGAAATCTTTCTATGTTAGACATAATAGCTCCTCCGTTGAGCGAGTTTTAGTTGTATAGTCCCTTACGGCGACTACACTTTATTTAGATGTATCATAGTATCTTTCCAGTCTTTAACACAGTGTGACAAACCGCCCATTTCTTGTACTGCTTTCGCTAAAGCATAATCATTCTGACCTTCTTCCATCATGTCACCAAAGAAAACTAACTCTTGACCCAACCTAAAGTCTCTTAAGATCTGACTCTTATTACTTCCTTTTGGTCCCAAGTCCAGACCAGTCTGACCACCTATGTTAACTTCTAGATCAGGAAACTTTAATTTAAGTCTTCTTGCCATTTCCTTTCTTTCATCTGTTGCTTTATCCCATTTAGAATACTCTTCCCTTTCTACAAAACACACATTGTTTCTACCTAAGATACTGAAGTTAACTCCACCAGGTCTAGTTTCAATATGCAATCCATTACGAACAGGAAACTTACTGAATAGCAATTCATTCTCAAGATGACGCTGCACCTCTATAGGTAGCTTCCAATCATCCCTATGCACATTCTCATCACCCTCATAGACATCAGAACCAGAGCAATTATAAACTCTAGTACAAAGATTGTATATGTACGGTGTGACCTGTTCTAGGGTCTTCTCCCTATCACTACCAGTGACCAAGTAAACATCATGTTCCTCTATAAACTTACCAAAAAAATCTAAGAACTCAAGTTCAATAGGTTTTCTTGCAGGTGTCAA